GATAGTATTTTCCCCTATAAGCCATCTAAATAACTATATTATAGTAAGTATTTAGAGTGCCAGCACCAAGACCAAGAAGAATATCAGATATAATGCCTAAGTTGCAGAATGTAGCTCAGACCTCAAATTATTTTGTAAGATTTTCTCTACCACCAAGTGGTGTAAGAAGTCATCTAAGAAGAAAGGGTATAAATGATGCGTTTATAGCAGATGATGTGGGTTTATTATGTTATAATGCATCTTTACCTGGCAGTGCATTAGCATCACAAAACATCACTGGTGATTATCAGGGAATGGTAGAAAGATTTGCACATACTCGTAATTTTACTCAAGTTAATTTTGAATTTTATGTTGATAATGAATACAAGTCATTAAAGTTTTTAGAACACTGGATGGAATATATAACTGGAGGTAATCAGGTAGATCCTGGTAACGATACATATTATTTTCAATTAAATTATCCAAGAGATTATAAGTCAAATGACACAAGAGTTGTTAAATTTGAAAGAAATCATTCTCAGTTCTTAGAATATAGATTTGTTGGATTATTTCCATTATCATTAAACTCAGTTCGTGTACAGTATGGTAATACACAAATATTAAAAGCAACTTGTTCATTTAGTTATGACCGTTATATCTGTGGCGAATCATCTTCACTATTAAGAGATTTGAGAAGAGCATATAACGATTTAGGTTTTGGTCGTGGAAATGTTCCAAAAGATGGATTATCACTTAAAGATGATCAAATTGCTGAAATGGCTATGCAATCTATGGGTAGATATTTAAATAACGACAACCCATCAGGAGCATATTCACAAATAGTGCCTGGCAGTTCAACCACATATACTATGACAAATAATTATACAAGTACACCACCTGGCATAAATCCATAATTATGTTATAATAAGTTTACAAAACCACTATAAATAATCATACTGAAGTGCTCAACATATTATGCCTTTACCAACCATTTCAACACCAACATATGAGTTGGTGTTACCTTCGTCAAATCGAAAAATAAAATTTAGACCTTTTTTAGTTAAGGAGGAAAAGATTCTAATCCTTGCGATGGAGTCTCAAGATACAAAACAAATTGCAAATGCAGTTAAAAATGTTATCGCACACTGTATACTAACAAGGGGTATCAAAGTTGAAAAATTATCCACGTTTGATATTGAATACTTATTTTTAAATATTCGTGGTAAATCTGTAGGAGAAGAGATTGAAGTCATGGTGACTTGCCCAGATGATGGGAAAACACAAGTTCCTGCTTTAATTAATATTGATTCTATTAAAGTTCAAAAAAGTGATGATCATGAAAAGGATATAGTCCTAGATGATCAATATACTCTTAGAATGAAGTATCCATCTCTTAATGAATTTATTAAAAATAATTTTGCATCTGCTGAAGAAATGAATGTAGATGATACTTTTGATTTAATTGCATCTTGTATTGAACAGGTATATTCTGAAGAAGAATCTTGGAGTTCTGCTGATTGTACTAAAAAGGAATTAAAAGAATTTTTAGAGCAATTAGATTCAAAACAATTTAAAATGATTGAAAAGTTCTTTGAAACTATGCCAAAGTTATCTCATACAGTGAAGGTAACAAATCCAAATACTAAGAAGGAATGTGAGATTGTTCTAGAGGGGCTACAGAATTTTTTCGGGTGAGTATGGCACACGAAGATCTTGCGTCATACTTCAAATTAAATTTTGCTTTGATGCAACACCATAAATATAGCTTGACAGAGCTTGAAAATATGATGCCTTGGGAAAGAGAAATTTACGTTTCACTTTTACAACAATATGTTGAAGAAGAAAATTTAAAAGCACAACAAGAAAAGAATGGATGAGGAACAAGGGTTAGCATCACCGATAGCAGGAGGTATTAGAGCCGTTAGAAATACGGTGTCTTCTAGTGTCTTCAGTGGTCGTCGTGCACCTGTTCAAGCACAACCAGATACAATAACAACTAATTTATTACAGCAGAATTCATTATCACTTAATAATGTATCAGGACAATTAGCAAATATATCTTCACAAGTTTCAGGATTAAATGGTTCTTTACTTGCTATTAAAGAAAATTTAGCAGTTAGTGACTCACTAGAGAGACAGAGAGAAGCAGCAAAACAAAATCGTGAAAGAATTTTAGCGGAGCAAGGACTCAGAGAGGGAAAAGAAAGTCAAATTGAGAGTCGTATACAGAATGCACTTACACTCCCAGTTCGTAGAATTGCACAAAAAACTCAATTTACATTATCTAGATTAAGTAATTTCTTCCTAATTTTGGCAGGAGGGTGGCTAACAAATACTGTCGTTAATATGATTAGAGCGAGTTCAGAAGGAAATATAGATTTACTAAATCAATTAAAAACTAATCTGACAAGAGGATTATTAATCGCTGGTGGAACTCTTGCAGCATTAAGTCTAGGATTCAAAGGAATATTAAGAGGCATTGGATTTCTTGCAACTTCAGCGTTTAGATTAGGAAGAGGAGCATTTTTAAGAAAACCATTTTTAGCAGTTACTGGGTTATTAGCAGCTGGATTAGCTGGAGTATTACCCTCAACTGGAAATAAAGGTCTTGATATTGGTTTAGGTGCTGCAGTTTTAGGGACTGGAGCAATGACTTTTTCTTTCATAAAGGAAAGATTTAAAGATCTCTTACCATTTTTAGATAAAGCAGGTGGAAAAGGAACAGCGAAAGTAGTAACAAAAGAACTTGCTGATGATGCAGTGAAAGCAGGAGCATCAGTAGGTGGAAAAGGTTTTATGGGATTGTTAAAAAAATTAGCAAGACCACTAAGAGGAAAAGGTGGTGCAATTGGATCGTTCTTAATTGATTTTCTTATATTTGGTGCTCCTATAGATGAGGCACTCGCAGGTGCAGCGGGATTCCTTGCAGGTGCAAAAGCTGGAGCAGCAATAGGTGCATCTATTGGTGCATTATTTGGTGGTATCGGTGCTGGTCCTGGTGCTATTATCGGTGGTCTTCTTGGTATGTTTATTGGACCTGATATATTTAAAAATATCTACAAAAGTATTAAGTCTATGTTTGGATTTAAGACATCTGATGATCAAGTTGAGAGTAATGAAGAACAAGAGGCAGTCTTATTTAATAGAGGTGGAAAGGTTCGTGGAACTGGAAATAGAGATACAGTACCTGCGTTTCTTACACCTGGTGAATTTGTAATGACAAAAAATACAACTGAAAGAATCGGTGCGAGTTACTTTGAAACTTTAAATTCAGGAAATGAGATATCTAATTCAATAACTCCTGTTAATAAGATGACTTCAAATAATGTTGCAGAAAATATATCTAATATGGAAGAAGGTGCACCAGAAATTATTAGTTTCCCTGCTCCAAATACAACGAATCAAGGTGGTGGTGATGGAGGTGCTCCATCAAGTAGTACACCAACTAATGATATACCATTTATAGGATTTGATAACAATAATATTCATACATTATTTGCCACTTCTAGATATGGAGCGAATGCATAATGTCAATCCAGTCAAGAAGAAATTCATTATTTAAATCTTCGATTAGTATAAGATCTATAAATGATGCTGTGCAAAGTTTTTCAGAAGGACTTAAATCAGCAAGGAAAAATGCTGATGAAATAATAAAAACAACAAGACAGAAGAATATTTTTAAAAGAAACCTTGTTCGTAATGATAATTTATTTTTTAGAAGAAGACAGGAGAATATAAGAAGAAAGGAAAGAGAAGATGAACTAGAAGCATCATCAGTACAAGGAGTTCCAAAGACTCAAGGTACAATCCTAGCAAAAAGCACTAGAGGTTTCTTAGGTAGAATGCTCGACTTTATTGGTATTCTTATTTTAGGATGGGCGATTTCAAATTTACCAAAAATAATTTCAGGAATACAAGGATTAATAAAGAGAATATCATCTGTAACAGGTATACTAGGATTTTTTATCGATGGTGTAAAAAATATTGTTGTTGGAATTGGAACAGTAATTAAACAAACACTTGCAAGTTTATTAAGGTTTGATTTTCTAAAAGATAAAAAAGATATTGAAGAGGGATTGGAAAATGCACAATCAGGTCTAACTTCATCCCAACAAGAATTAGTATTAGCTGCAACTGAGTTTGCAGAAGATCCAACAGCATCAGCAAATTTAGGTATCCCTGATCCTCCTGGATTAGATGTAACTGCAGCAGAAGGACAAAAAAGTGAACAAAAAGATGATAAACAGGCAGAAATTGAGGATTCACCTGAAATAACTGCAGATAAAAAAGAAATTCAAGATATTACAGGTAAATTTAAAGACGCATCTAAAGATGTTACTGAACAAGAGGAAGTAGTAGAGGGTAAATCTGAAGATGTAGAAGGTGTTAAAACTGATTTAGAATCAGCATTACAAGCGGATTCATCTCCTGGTGGTTCTGGTGGAGGTAGCACACCTTCATCTGGAGGAGCTGGTGAAAGTATTGAAGATCCAAGAGATACTTTGAAAAAAAGACAAAAAGATTCATTATCTCAGAAAGTTAAAAGTAGAGAAAAAATAACTACTGTGGCAAAATCACCATTTTTAGATACACCTGATAGTGTTGAAAATATAAGTCAAAGTGTAACTCCTGCAAGTAATACGATGCTTGCTTCTGTTGATCAATATGACCCTGATTTTCAAACAGGATCTAGAAAAGTAAATTTATCATCATTAGTAAGTCCTTCTAAAAAAGAAGTAAATGTTACAGGTAAAAGAAAACCAAAAAGCACAGTTATTATAATGGAAAAACCTGTTAATGCTGCTAATTCATCGGTGAGTATGCCTTCAGGTGGTGAACCATCATTTGATATAGGAAATCAGGTAAGTGAAGAGAAGATATTAATGAAAATGCAAAGCACATCTACTTTAAAATATACATAATGGCTGCAATAGATAAATCACTTTACGAAAAATTTTTAATTACATCAGTGGATGGTTCTAAATCTGTTGAATTATCTGAAGGTGTAATAAGTTTTAATTATAATGAAGATGTATATTCTCCTATGCTTACTGCAATGGTTGTTGTTGCAAATACTGGTAATACTGTAGAGGGTGATGATGGTAAACTACAATCAGTATATAATGGTTTACCATTAAGAGGTGGTGAAAAGATGGAAATTAAAATCGCTGGAAATTCTGCAGATAATAATGGTTTAGATTTTAATGATTTATACGTGGGTTCGATTACCAATGTTTTAGTTGATAGTGGTAGAGAATCATTTACATTAAATTTAATTTCAAGAGAGGCAATAACAAATGAAACTGTAAGAGTTGGAAAGAGATTTCCAGCATCTCAAAAAATATCTGATAGTGTAGAGGATATTTGCAAGAATTATTTAAGCAGTGATAAATTATATGATGTGGATGAAACTCAAAATCCATATGGATTTATAGGTAATATGAGAAAACCATTTACTGTATTGACTATGTTAGCTTCTAAATCAGTGCCAGGTACCATTTCTGGAAAAGATGCAACAGCAGGATATTTTTTCTTTGAAACTCAACAAGGATATCGTTTTAAATCAATAGATTCT